CTACAGATTTGATTAAAATGATTAAGAACAATAAGGGAGAATAATGGAAACATTAATTCAACAATTACGAGTAATTTTGGGTACAAATTTTGGTTTATATTTTAAGTCACATTCGTTTCACTGGAATATAGAAGGACCAAATTTTGATCAGTATCATGCTTTTTTAGGTGCTTTTTACCTTGCTGTTTTTGACCAAACGGATTTTATTGCTGAAAAACTTCGAATGTTGGATGTTTATGCACCAACATCAATCGGTAGACTGTTGGAACTTTCCGATATTCAGGAGGAAGATAGTATTCCTGATGCGATGGAAATGTTGCGTAGATTGAAGTCTGACAATGATCGCTTTATTTTTCACCTTAAAGCAGGCATTGTTGCAGCAGATAATGCAAATGAACCAGCAATTTCAAACTTTTTACAAGACCTTTTGGATAAACACCAGAAACAGGCTTGGATGTTACGAAGCTTTATCAAGTAATGGTTGATGAAGGATATCTTGGTAATTCGAGACTAAAACGTTCAGGGGTAGAAATATCTTATACACAAGAGCAACTCATTGAAGTTGCTAAGTGTGCTGATGATCCAATATATTTCATTAAAAATTATGTAAAGATTGTTAACGTTGACCATGGTTTGGTGCCATTTAATATGTGGGATTTCCAAGCTGATATGGTCAATACATTTCATAATAATAGATTTTCTATTGCAAAGATGCCTCGACAGGTTGGTAAAACCACAACAGCGGCTGGTTATATGTTGTGGTGTGTTCTATTCCAAGAAAATTATAGTATTGCAATTTTGGCCAACAAAGGCGCTCTTGCTCAAGATATTTTAAGTCGCATTCAATATGCATTCGAATATCTACCATTATGGTTACAACAGGGCATAGTTGTCTGGAACAAACGTAATATTGAACTTGAGAATGGTTCAAAAATTGCAGCATACGCAACAAGCGCAGCTGGTGTCCGAGGCGGATCATATAACCTAATTTTCTTGGACGAATTCGCATTCGTTCCACAAAATATGGCAAATGATTTCTTTACATCTACATATCCTGTTATTTCTTCCGGTAAAACAACAAAGGTTATTATCGTATCCACTCCATATGGATTAAATCATTTTTATAAGATGTGGGTTGATGCTGAGGAAGGTCGTTCAGACTATAAGACGATAGAAGTACATTGGTCGATGGTGCCAGGCAGAGATGCTGCATGGAGAGAACAAACAATTCGTAACACCAGTGAAGAACAGTTTAGACAAGAATTTGAGTGTGAATTTATTGGTTCTTCCGCTACTCTTATTCCGGCAGTCTACCGTGAACCTGAAGAAAATCATACATATATCATAACGGTGGATTGTGCTGAAGGTGTTGGTCAAGATTATTCTGCTTTCTCCGTATTTGATGTTACAGAGTTGCCATACAGGCAGATTGCTAAATTCAAGAATAATACCATATCACCAATGTTGTATCCTTCAATCGTATACAATGCGGCAAGAAAATTTAATAATGCCTTTGTTTTGGTTGAAACTAATAACATAGGGCAACAAGTTGTTGATATTTTACACTATGATTTGGAATATGAAAACATATTCCGTTTAGAACACCATAGTATTAAGGGTCAACACATTTCCGCTGGTTTTAAAAAGTCTGTTTCGTTTGGATTAAAAACAACAAAATCCGTTAAAAAGATTGGTTGTGCTAACTTAAAGACATTGGTAGAAACAGACAAGTTGGTTATTGAAGATTTTGATACTATCTCAGAATTAAACACTTTTGTCAGAGTCAAGGATTCCTATGAGGCTGAAGAAGGTAATAATGATGATGTTGTGATGACTTTGGTATTTTTCTCTTGGTTAACAGCACAAAGTTATTTTAGAGAGATCACTGATTCAGATGTAAGAAAGAAATTAGTTGAAGAAAGAAATATACACATGGAAGAAGATATGTCTCCAGTTGGTATTTTAGATGATGAGGTCTATCGTCAAGATACTTTCGTAGAACATGGAGATTTATGGACATTAGCTAAACAACGAGGGTACACACCCTCAAATCTGTAAAAACATAAATAAATCATAAAATGAAGATTTACGTTCTATGATAATGAATATAATAAGGAGAACATAATATGGCTTTTCAATTATCACCAGGAGTTAACATCTCCGAAGTAGATTTGACAACGGTAGTTCCTTCCGCTGCAACTACTGTTGGTGGTTTTGCCGGAAATTTTGCATGGGGACCTATTGAGGAAGTTGCTTCTATTCCTAATGAGATCCGCTTAGTAGAAAACTTTGGTAAACCAGATGCAAATACATTTGGTCACTTCTTCACTGCTGCTAACTTCCTATCATACGGAAGTAATCTGCGTGTTGTTCGTGCCGCAAACACAGGAACACTTAACGCTACCACTTCAGGTACCGGAGTACAAGTAAAAAATCAAACAGACTATCAATTAAATCATTCGAGCGGTTCAGGTAACGATGACTTTATTGCTAAATACGCAGGCGCCATTGGTAATGCATTGAGAGTTTCTATCTCTGATGGCAATACTCATTCATCATTCGCATACTCTGGTTATTTCGATTCAGCACCAGGAACTTCTGATTATGCTCAATCGAAAGGTGGTTCAAACGATGAATTGCATATTGTAGTTGTGGATATTACAGGTCAAATTACAGGTACAGCTAATACTGTTCTTGAGAAATTTGGTTATGTTTCCAAAGCTTCAGATGCTAAAAATTCAGATGGTTCAACCAACTACTATAAAGAAGTTTTAAACCAACGTTCTAAGTATGTTTGGTGGGCAGCACACAATGACGAAGGAACAAACTGGGGCACAACAGCTTCAGGAACATCTTTTGCTCTATTGACAGCAGCTGATAATTTCAACTTAACTGGTGGTACAACCGTTACTCCAACTACAGGTGACTTGAATCGTGCATTTGATCTATTTTCTAATGCTGATTCCATCGATGTTTCATTGATCATGACTGGACCAACAGTAGGTGCAACTGTACCTAATTATGTTATCGGTTTAGCAGAAACCCGTAAAGATTGTTTAGTCTTTGTTTCTCCACAACAATCTGATGTTGTTGATAACTCTGGCAGCGAAGTTTCAGCTATTACATCAACTCGTTCAGGTTACACCTCATCTTCATATGCAGTTATGGATTGTGGTTACAAATACCAATATGACAAATACAACGACACATATCGTTGGGTACCATTGAACGGTGATATCGCCGGTCTATCGGTGCGTACCGATGTTGAGCGTGATCCTTGGTTCTCACCAGCTGGTTTCAACCGTGGTGCAATTAAGAATGTTGTTAAATTGGCATGGAATCCTGCTCAGGATGATCGTGACGCTCTCTACAAACAAGGCATCAATCCAGTCGTAACATTCCCCGGTGAAGGCACAGTATTGTATGGCGACAAGACTATGTTGTCTCGTCCAAGTGCATTTGATCGTATCAATGTCCGTCGTCTATTCATTGTTCTAGAAAAGACAATTGGTAAAGCTGCTCGTTCAACTCTCTTTGAATTCAACGATGAATTTACCCGTTCACAGTTTGTTAACTTGGTAGAACCATTCTTACGTGAAGTACAGGGTCGCCGTGGCATTTATGATTTCCGTGTTGTGTGTGATACTACAAACAATACACCAGAAATTATTGATTCCAACCAGTTTGTTGGTGATATCTATATTAAACCCGCACGTTCAATTAACTTCATTCAACTTAACTTTGTGGCTGTTCGCACAGGTGTTTCGTTCCAAGAAGTTGTTGGCCAATTCTAATAAATAGAGAGATAGGAGAAAATTAAATGGCATTTAATGTAAATGAATTCCGCTCTCAAATGCAAGGAGACGGCGCCCGTCCAAACCTATTCGAGGTTTCGATGCCGTTCCCTGCTTTTGCTTTGCCAGGAAATGCTCAAACAAAAATGAGTTTTATGTGTAAAACTGCACAGTTACCAGGATCAACAGTTGGTACTGTTCCTGTGCAGTACTTTGGTCGTGAACTGAAATTTGCAGGCAATAGAACTTTCGCCGATTGGACAGTATCAATCATTAACGATGAAGATTTCGTTATTCGTAACGCTTTCGAACGTTGGATGAATGGTATCAACAGTCATGGTGGAAATCTTCGTGCTGCAGCAGCTGCGGCTTCACTAGGTTATACCGTTGATTCTGAAGTTAGACAATATGGA